ATTTCTTATCAGATTTCTTATCAGACTTTTTATCGGATTTCTTTTCAGATTTCTTTTCAGATTTCTTTTCAGATTTCTTATCGGATTTTTTATCAGATTTCTTATCAGATTTCTTCTCGGACTTTTTATCAGATTTCTTTTCAGATTTCTTATCGGATTTTTTATCGGATTTCTTTTCAGACTTTTTATGTAATTTAGATTTAATATGGTTTTGTAAAATTTTTTCTAAATGTTGGCACTCTTTTTTGATTAGACGTTTTACTTGATTATCATTAGTATATGATATTATTGAACATCCATCAGGAACTGGTTCTGTATTATTATCTTTATCATTTTTATTAATGAACCATTTATTTCCGTCTTTATCTGTTGTTATCAATCTTGCTTTTTTTTTAATTCCGTCTTCTGTTTTAACTTCAAATAATGCCATTTGTACTGGATTTTCTCTTTTATTAGGCTTTCCACTATACCAATAAACTTTATGTTTACTATTTCTTGTTGTTTCTTTTACACCGAATTGAATTTCCCCATGAATTTTAAAATTTCTACAAATACTTGTCATTGCTTTCCGTGCTGCCTGTTTTTGTTTTCCACTGAACCGACCAATAAATGTTACATTATGTTTTTTAATGTAAATACCTTTAAAAAAACGTTTAGTTGGTTTTTTATCAGATTTACTTTTTTTTTGTACTTCACTACTTTTTTTACCCATTTATAATAAATGAGCATGATATTTTAATTTTTAATTGGACGCATCATAAATGAATTAATATATGTATTATTATGTATGATTTTATTATAAGTTTCAGTTATAATCAATTCAGATGATGGTTTAATGTTAAATTTTTTCATTTGATTTAAAATTGCTGGTGTTAGAATTGAAGTATCACTATTTATTGTTAATTTATTATCAATTAGGATATGTTTATATAAAGATAATTGTTTAAATGCTTTTAATATTGTCATTTCTGAGATATTAAATATATGGCTTAATTGTTTTTTATCAATTGATAACAATTTATTATTAACAGCTACCATTAAAATAGATGCTGCGGCGAGTGAATATGGAGTATGTGATGATCCGATATTATATTTTTCTATATTTTTTGCGATATTAATTGATTGGTCAATGTATAATTGTTTTAGATTTATTTCTTTACATTTTCGTAAAACAAAATGTTCAATATGGCAATTTCCTATAAAATCTTCAATATCTGAATATTTTATTCTCATTAATTTAATAAATTTTTTACAACCTTTATTAACATCTATAGTTTTTATTTCAAACATATTTGCAATTTCTTTTGCTGTTAATGCCATTGATTTTTTTCTACATGCAAAATACAAACATGCTGATATGATGCTTATTCTATTTATTCCTCTTGAAATTATAAATTTTCCTTTATTTTTACCAATTTTATGTTTACATTCACTTATCATTTTATACATAATTTTAGCATCATTTTCTATACATTTAAAAATATTATTGGACAGACATATTTTTTGAATTATTTTGAATACATTATTTAGACTTCTTTCTTTATAAGGCATTGAATTCCATTGATTCATCCTACATAATTTACTTCTATAATTACCAGATATTGTTGTTCCTAATGACGACTGTGGTAATAATTCATTTATAATACCACATCTTTCTACCGTATCCTTATTATTTTCATAATTTTTCCATTCTGGAGAATGATCAATTAATTTTGTTATTACTTGTCCACAATCACCACATTCAACAATTCCTTGAGCTGAATTTTCTATAATTTTAGTGCTTTTACAATTTGGGCATTCTTCAGACATAGAAGTTTTTTGATCTGATGATTCGTCTGAATTGAATAAACGTATTAATTTATCTTCGTCCATCCTATAAATAACGAATATTTAAATATGATATTTCTAAACACATTTTAATGATAATTTTTTCAATTTTTATTAAAAAATATATAAAAAGTGAAAAAAATAGTATTTATATTGTAAATAATATAATTTATATATAATCATGTTATCAAAAGTGGAATATGCAAAATATAAAAATTGGGAAGAAAAGGGAATATCATTTTTAAAGTTAATTCCAAAAAATGATTGGAATAAATTATTTAAAAAATTGTTAAATGATCCACGAATAGAATTAATGCAATCAAAAATGAACAATTCAATATTTCCCAAACCACATTTTTTGTTTAATGCATTTAAATTGGTTTCTATTAAAAATTTAAAAGTTGTTATATTAGGACAAGATCCATATTTTAATTTAGAAGACGGAGTACCACAAGCAATGGGGTTATCGTTTTCTGTACCAAAAGGAATAAAAATACCAAGCAGTCTAAAAAATATTTATATAAATTTATTAAAATTTAAACACATAAAAAACAAACCATTACATGGTAACCTAGAAAAATGGAGTAATCAAGGAGTTTTATTATTAAATACAGCGTTAACTGTAGAATCAGGAAAAGCCAATTCACATTCAATGTTATGGAAATGGTTTACTGATAATATCATTAAATATATATCCAATAAAAAAGATCATGTTGTTTTTGTATTATGGGGAAATAATGCATATGATAAACAAATATTAATAGATCAAGATAAACATGAATTAATAATTAGTTCACATCCATCAGGATTATCTGCATCAAAACCGATGAAACATTTTCCTGCTTTTAATGATACTGATCATTTTGGTTTAATTAATAACTATCTTACGAAATGGAATTATGAGAAAATTAATTGGTAAATAATTATATTTATTTAAAATAAATATAACTAAAATTTTATGATATAACAATACTAATTTTGAGAGATGTATATCAACATTAAAATCAAATGATATTCTTGATACATAATTTATTATTTATTTTTGGAATTTTAAAAATTTTCATTGAAACTTTTGAAATTTTATTTTTAATGGTGTGATATCCAAAAAAAATAGATAACAAGACGTCAGTATTTTCAACCATACTGATGTGATGATAAGTATTATCTAGTTTATTATCAACAATTGTAGTTTTTAATCCAATTAGTTTATATTCATTCATAAAATTTGATAATAATTTAGTTAATTTTTTGTAATGTTTTTTATAAAACCAACCCGATTTTGTTTTACAAAAAATTTTAGACTTTTTAAAAAATTTATAAATAATTCTATTAAGATATTTATAAAATTTATTATTTCTATCAACTACTACATTTTGCATTTTATTTTTATAATGTCTAATATGATTAAAAAATATATTAAATATTTATAATTTCATTTTTTTAATATTGTATATGTAATATTCATAAATGATGATGTCATGTCGGAAAAATATAATTAAAAATTATTGGAGCAATATAAACATATAAAAATTGCTAATATCAAAAAATTAAATATAAATTGTATTAATTATGATTTATAATTAAAACTTAAAATTAAAAATATAATATGAAAAATATAAAATGACCGATATGATAATAATGTATATATTTTTAATTTCAACATGGTATTTTTATGGAGTAAGTAGTTTAATATGGTTATTAATATGGAATCATTTATTTAATAAAGATTTATTTTATGAAATTAATAAACTAATTGATCATATAAAAGAAAAAAAAATATTATTAGTTAAAAAGAGAAAAAATATATAGTGAATATTAATTTTTTTCAAGTTTTAATTATAAAACTTGAAAAAAAAATGATTTAACAATATATTAAACAATAAATATAATAGAATAATATTATAATGGAGTCAAATAAGAAAAATATAAATAATTTAACAGTTGATGACATATTTAGGTTAATGGATTTATATTTTAATAGAAAAAATTATGTATATCGTCATTTATATGATTCATATAACAAGTTTATAGAGGAAGATATTACGACGTTTTTATCTGGGGATCATATATTTACTGAAATATTACCGGAGACGGGAAATAAATTTTATCGTTATAAGTTTCGATATGAAAATATAAGAGTTAAAACACCAGTTTTAGGGAATGGTGATCCTTTATATCCGTCTGATGCGAGGCAATTTAATTTAACATATTCAATAAAAATAGTTGCTGATGTTTTTCAATATCAAGATGTGATAAATATAGCAACAGATGAGATAGTTACTAAATTAATAGGTACGGTTAGTGATGTTATTATTGCGATTGTTCCATTAATGTTACGTTCTAAGTGGTGTTCATTAACACTTAATCCTGATATTGAAAAGAATGAATGTGAATATGATCCGGGGGGATATTTTATAGTTAATGGCAATGAGAAGGTTGTTATATGTCAAGACAAGATGGTCAAGAATAAGACATTAGTATTAATTAAGAAAGATTCTGGGAATATTAATTTTGTGGCGAAAACTAATTCTGAATCGTATAAACCGAGGAGTATATTACAATCCATTGAGGTCAAGTTAAAAAAGGATGGAATTATTACGATAAGAGTTCCATTATTCAAGGAGATTAATATTATGATATTGTTAAAAGCGTTAGGTTTAAAGTCAGATAAAGAAATTATTGATTATATAGTTTTTAATGAGGATGATATAGACATGATAGCTTTAATTAGAAATAGTTTAATAAATTGTGTTGATCATAAGGGAAATCCAATACAGAATCAGGAAGAAGCAATTGATTATTTAACTACTGAATTGAGAGTATTAAAAAAATACACAGAAACAGATGAAACAATTATAAAGGAGCAAAAAAGAATACATTTATTACATTTATTGCAAGATAATTTTTTACCACATGTTGAAGGTTCGTTGCTTAAGAAGGCTATTCATATATGTTATATGATTAATAAATTATTATTAGTTGAATTGAAAAGGGTAATTCCAGATGATAGAGATTCATATGTAAACAAGAGGGTTGATAATGTTGGTGATTTATTATTTGAATTATTTAAGCAATTTTACAAAAAATTATTAGGAGAATGTAAAAAATATTTTGATAATAGGAGTAAAGATCACGAACATCCAATTTTGGTTATTAACATGATAAAACCAACGACGATTGAGCAGGGTATTAAAGCGGGATTATCAACTGGTAATTGGACGAGAAGGACTGGTGTTGCTCAACCATTGCAGAGATATACATTTTTACAATCCATTTCATTTTTGAGGAGAGTTGATGCACAGACTGGTGAGTCTTCTAGTGTCAAATTAATGTCACCAAGACATTTACATCCATCATCGGTAGGTTTATTATGTCTAACAGGTGATACCGAAATATTAATGAAAGATGGAAGGACGAAATTAATAAAGAATATTAATGATAACGATAGTGTTATAACATTTAGTAATAAATTGAAAAAAAAGGCGAGTAAAATAAAGAATTATTTTGGAAAAATGTCAACAAAATTATTGAAGATAACAACAATTAATGGAAGACACATTAAATGTACACCTGATCATTTATTTTTAATTGGTGATGAATTTAGAAAGGCTGGTGATTTAAAAGCAGGTGATTTAATGATGATATATTATTTAGGGAATTATTATGGATCAACAAGTCAGGAAATTGAATATTGTAAATATAAATTTCATAATTCAGATAAGAGAGATGATGAATTATTAACATCTAAAGAATTTACTGAAATTTATTATGTCAAAAAAAATTTTATGGCGATTCCAATAGAAAAAATTGAAGAAATACCAAATGAAATGGTTTATGATTTTGAAACTACTAATTCTAATCACACATTTTTGGCAAATGAAATAATAACACATAATTGTTCGGTTGCAACACCGGAACATGCAAAAATTGGTATGACGAAACATTTAAGTATGGTTGGAAGTATTACAATAATGTCACGTGATTTATATGCATTGATCAGGGAGTTTGTAATTGGAAGAGTTCAAGAAATAGATAAAATTCCGTATTATAAATTAATAAATTCAAATTTATTCAAAGTATTTTTAAATAGTGAATGGATGGGAATGGTTGAAGACGCCGTTACATTAGAAAATGAATTTAATGATAAACGATTAAATGGTGATATTGATTCGGCAAATACATCAATTGTATTGGATATACAAAAAAAAGAATTACATGTATATTGTGATAGCGGACGATTATATAGACCAGTAATCAGAGTTGTTGATAATGTAGTACAATTAACAAGGGAACAAATAAATTCAATATCATTGAATAAGACTGATGAGGATAAAGTGACGACATGGGATGATTTTTTATTGAAATATAAAGGTGTAATTGATTATATTGATATGGAGACACAGCCATTTATATTGATTGCTGATGATATGAAAAAAATTGAATTTGAGAGAAAGAAAATGGTTAAGTCAATAAATAAAGTAAAAGATATAAAATCGGATTGGGTTGATAATAGATATGACGATATGTTTTTTATTAAATATACTCATTGTGAATTTCATCCTTCGTTATTGTTAGGGGAAGTATCATGTAATTCACCGTTATTGAATCATAATCAGGGACCTAGAAATATATTTAATTATGCGCAAGGAAGACAAGCGATGGGTATATATGCTACGAATTATCGTGAGAGACTTGATATTAGTTTTATATTATATCATACACAACGACCATTAGTATTTACAAGACCGATGAAATATTTGAATACTGACATTTTACCTGCAGGTGAGAATAGTATAGTAGCCATAGCATGTTATACAGGGTTTAATCAAGAAGATTCAGCACTTTTTAATTTAACGTCAATTCAAAGGGGAAAGTTTAGAGCGATGTGTTTAAAAAAGTACATATCAACAATTCAAAAAAATCAATCAACAACACAGGATGATATATTTACAAAACCAGATCCTAATAAAGTAACAGGAATTAAACAAGGTTGTTATGATAAACTAAATTTACAGGGACATGTACCAGAAGAAACAGTTGTTGAAAATGGGGATGTTTTAATAGGAAAGATTTCGCCATTACAAACAAAAGAATTAAACAGTGAAAAAGAATTTAGAGACAGTTCAGAAATATATAAGATGCATGTTGCAGGGGTTGTTGATAGGGTTTATACAGGAGGTTTAAATCCAGAAGGACATGAAGTTAAAAAAATTCTTGTAAGATCAGAAAGACAGCCTAATATAGGTGATAAATTTACTTCCAGAAGTGCACAAAAAGCTACAATTGGAATTTTACTTAATGGTGTTGATATGCCATTTACAAAAGACGGAATAAGACCGGATATTATAATTAATCCAAATGCAATGCCCGGTCGAATGACAATTGCACAGTTATTGGAATGTCTAATTGGAAAAGTTGGTGCAATTAAAGGTGAAATAGTTGATGGAACACCATTTGAACATTATGATTTTGATTCAGTTAAAAAAGAACTAAAATCATTAGGATTTGATGAAGACGGATCGGAATATTTATATAATGGGATGACGGGTGAAAAAATAAAAACACGAATATTTATTGGACCGACATATTATCAAAGATTGAAACATATTGCATCGGATAAAATACATAGTAGAGCACGTGGTGCTAAACAAAAACTTACAATGCAAGCACCAGAAGGAAGATCAAGAGAAGGTGGATTTAGATTGGGTGAAATGGAAACACAAGCTATATGTGCACATGGTATGTCTAAATTTTTGAAAGAAAAATTATTAGATAATTCAGACATTTATGCAACATATGTATGTGATAAATGTGGATTATTTGCTCAACGGATGAGAAATTATTCAAAAGATAAAACGGATGATCATGATGTATACTTTTGTCCGGCATGTAAGAATTATACAGAAATAAGTAAAATTGTAATTCCATATGCATTTAAATTATTTTTACAAGAATTAATGTCAATATGTATTGCTCCGAGAATTAGAACAAAAAAAACTATTTTAGAATAAATAAAAATAAATAAAAATAAATAAAAATAAATAAAAATAAATAAAATATTTAGGTATATTTCTAATAATAAATTAAAAATATATAATATTATATATGATGGAACGTGGTATTGATTTTTTGATGATGGTTATTTTTGTAATGATTATTCTTATTTTATATTTTACATTAAGAGAAAAATTGCGTAATTTTATGTTTAATTTTGATGATGTATTTAAATTTAAACAACCTATTGATGATATATTTAAACCCAGTGATGAATTAAAAATACTATATGAAAATATAGATATAGGTGATAATGGATTAAAAGTAAATTTTAATAAGGAGAATGTATTGAAATTAGATAAAACGGGAAAAATTTTAATTGGTGAATATGAGTCTGTACAAGATGGAGATGAATTGAAATTTAAGAAAATCAAGAAATAAATATTAAATATATTTATTTTTTATTTAACTGACATTAAAGTTGGTATAACGATTCTATAATCAATTGAAGTTCCTGTTAATTCACTATTACGAATTATTCGTAATATTTGTCCTTTTTTGAGATAAAAATAAATTGTTATTGGATCATTGATACATATTTTTTTTATTTTATTTTTATCCGTTAAATATGTTGTTAGAAATTCATTTATTTGTTTTTTTGTTAATACTTCATATTGTGGAGAACAACTAAATTCCAAAATATTAAACATTAAAGATCTTTCATTAAAAACTTCAGTAAATGGTTTTAATAATAATTGATTTTTTGCTTTATCCGTTATATTTTCAAATATAAATATTTTATGATTATTTTCAAAAGAAGTAATAGTATCAGAAACGGTAGATAATTTTGAAATTCCAGAAACAACATAATTTATTATTTTTAGAATAATTATTTTTCCATTAAAATCTTTACTCGGTTTATGATTTGAATCAAAATAAAATTCGACATCTTTTAAATCAATATCAAGATTTATTTTTATGTTTTCATTTTTTTCATTCAAAATTTGTTTAATAGTTTCTTCACGTTTTGATTCATATATCCATTTTCTAGCTATGAGCATTTTTACTAATGTTGTAATGACTGTTGTTTTTATTGTATCTAGATCTTTTTTGATTGGTAGTAATAAAGGAGTTGTCATTTATAAATAGTATATATTTAAATTTAATATATTATATAATATAATTTTCAATTTTAAATATATATACAATGGATATTTCAACTATTATATTGATTATAATTTTGATTGTTATAATAATGATATTATCAAAAGATAAATTTGAACATTTAGATCCAAATATTAGCAATGAAGCGATTCAAAATATCGCATCAATATACAATAAAGATAAATTAGCTGTTACAAATGCTGACATTACAAATGAAATAACAACAAAAAGATTGAATGTTAATGCCGATGATTATGCACAATTAAAAACAATTCACAATGGAAAAAATACTTGGATTGGTCCATCTAGTGGTGGAACATTTGATATATGGTCAGAAGAATGTGGAAATGGGTTTAAATTTGGATTAGAAGGAAGAGAAGTAATGAATTTATCAAAGGATGGAATATTATTCGCTCCAAGATTATACACAAAAGGCGGTGATAGTTCAGTTAATCCAGAAAAATGGGATACACATTTTGCATGGGCAGGTGATAATAAAAACTATATTAGAGGTGATACCGAAATAAAAGGTCATACACACAATATTGGTGACATGAATATTGATGGAAATTTATCACATGTTGTGGGAAGTATTCCGCGTGTTGAAAGATGGCATGTTGATGATCAATGGAAAGATTTAAAGGGAAAGATAGGTAAACCTATATATGATTATTTTAATACATTTTTGAAAAGTAAACCGATTAATACTTTTCATAGTGCAAGAGCATATGATGAAGAATATGATAATTCTGATGTTATATTAATATTTGACGGAATCAAAGTGTCAGCCACAGATTTTATAATTAAATTAAATTTTGGTAATGGTGATTTTAAACGATTTAAATTCAGTTGAATATTTAATATATAAAAATTTTCATATATCAATGATGTATGAAAATAAAATTGAAATTATAATTATTTTTATAAATAGTTATATTAATAAAGTTATAATATTACAATATGGGAACATCCGAGGAATCAGATAAAGAACAGTTTGTTGTCAAAGAATCAGATGAAGAACAATTTGTTGCAAGTGGTTTGGATGATATACTTTTAACAACAAAAAAATTAGATTATCAGTTAGTGTTTTATTATTGTTGTAAATATGGACGTTTGGATATAATTATAAAAATTTTAGATTTGATAAATATTCATGATGGAAATGAACATGGATTTAAATGGAGTTGTAAATATGGACAACTTAAAATTTCAAAATGGTTATTAAATTATGGTGCTGATGTATTTGGGGATATTTTAAATGAGTCTTTTTATTTAAGTTGTATACATGGTCATATAAACACGGCATATTGGCTTTATACTTTAGGGGTTGACCTAAAATGTATTGGTGAAGAAGCATTTATTGGAAGTATGATTAATGGATACGATGAAATAACATGTTGGCTTTCTGAACTGTGTTTATTTGAGAACCAAAAAAATAAAAATTAAATGAATTATTTCATAATTTATTTAATTTTTTATATTGAGGTCGGTTTAGATCTAAAAAATAGGGAATTATGTAAAATCATGTGACATGATGGGTGGAGCATTTTCGGTTAAATTAGAGAAATTT